TATTACATGACTCATATTATTTCCTTGGCTCGCCAGTATGAATAATGAACGTGCCCTTTTCTGAGTTAAACTGAGTCTTAACATCAGGATGATTTTTTTGATTCTTTTTAATTGCCGCTTTTAAAATTCTAACCATCTCATGGTTGTCTGTTTTTGCAAGCAATATGTCAAACCCAAGCTTGCGGGCAGCATTAAAGAACTCATACATGCTGTTAACTAAGTTGGGCGCAGTGTCAGCGTTATATACGCTTACGTAGCCAGTTCTATTCTCAAGAGCTGCTATTGTAAAAAAAGTATTACCTTCCTTCAATCTTATTAAGGACGGGTTGCTGTATAGCTTTATCATTAACGTATAAAGCATGCGCTCAGGTGTGACTCCGGCCTTCTTTGCCGCCGGTGCAACCATTTTATATAAATTCTTTTGCTCATGAGCTGCAACAAGAAATATATCGTTAGCACTAAGCTCGTGCTTTTTAGAGTCAACTAAATGTATGCCTTGAGGGTTCATGTTGATTGTGTCGCAGGGTTAACGGCGGCGAGCACTGCTTCTGCCCACTCGAACCAATCTTCGTATTGATCTGTTCTAGGAATAGCTTCGTTTGTAAATACGTCTATGGCGCTCAGGCCGTCTCCCCACTTTTTCCAGTCCGTAAGTGCATTGGGGATCTCAAGCTGCTGAGGCGAGTATAATTCGCACATTAGGCAGGCCCATGACTCAAAGGTATGGTATCTGGGGTCGTAGATCTGGGCTGGATTAAGAGCCATTAGTATCCTCTCACGTCGCCAAAGTCTGCGGACAACAATAATTTACCCAACTGATAATCGCCACCGGCCTCGTCAGATATAAACAACATTCTAAACTCTCGGCGTTGCTCTTTCATATCAATCTTGTGCGTGTTCTGGTCAAATACATATGGCCCTGTTGTCGCATCATCGGCCTGGGCGTATGGCCGGCCAGTAATATACAAGCTCATCTCGCCGCTCATTATAAAGTCTGGCTCAACACGCTCTACCCTTAGCCATTTGTTTATGCCCTCTGCGGAGACCTGCGAAGGCCCGCCCCCAACCCAGCCCAGGTCGCTGGTCTCAAAAGAGCTGCGGATGGCAAGCACGTTCTGGCCGTCAATGTCATCAGTGCCAAACTCGTGCTGATAAATTTTTACTCTGTTTGCCGGAGTGGAGAACGTTAGCGTAACCGAACCGGTTCCGGTTGCGTTTGCTGACATCTCGATACCTTGCGCATAAATAGCAGTGACCGGGATTGAGAACCCGGCGCCAGTGCCGCCTAAATAAGTATTGCTTGCAGATAAAGCGTTGCCTACCACATAACCAGAACCCCTGGCCGTAATAGTAACGCTAGTCACCGCGCCACCAGAGACCGTTATTGAGGCCTGTGCGTTCGCCCCACTGCCGCCAGTTAACGGCACGTTCGTGTAGGAAGCGTTAACGTAACCAGACCCGCCAGTAATAGACCCTAACGTCTTAATGTTGCTGGTCGTTATTGCAGAGACAATAGTCCCACTCGGGATATTAGTCCCGGAGATTACTAAGCCTATAATAATAGACGTGTTGTAGGTGTCAAGGTATAAAAACTTGCTGCCAGAGACGGTATTAAACGACCCCGTATATGCAACCTCAACCGCCGAGGTGTTCCAGTCTGCTGCAACCGGGTAAGCAAAAACCTGCGAGAAGTAACCGGCAGACCGCCTGGCGCCTAACGCCTCGCCCGCGTCATACCATGTATTTTCTCGGATGTTATAGATGATTGCGTCGGTGCATTCCGTAGCGTCGCCCCTTGGATAGAACCACCAGATCTCGCCATAACGCGGAACCTTGGTGACCCATACCTTTTGACGCTGAGAGGAGTTCAGGTTGTCAAAGAAGTAGTTCTGGTTCATCGTGTTAGGGATCTCTTTAACGACACCGTTATAGAGCAGGAATCGGTCAGTTCCGCACCAGTAATACACGCCGTCATACTCGATAGCTGACTGGCTTGAGAGGATGGAGGACTGGCTGCTGATAATGTCATATCGCCAGTATTGTGGTGGGGTTCCGGTTCCGCCAATGAACGACACCCGGATAACGCTGTCCAAGCTCCAAAACAAGCCAGAGGGAGCGTTAGAGCCGCCTCGGACGGGTAAGCCCTGGACAATCTTGCCCGTCGCAACGTTGGTCTCGTTAGCGTCCGCAGAGACCCAGTCCTGGGCATTGCCGGCGGAGCAATTTCTAATCAAACCGTTATTTCCGTACGTAAACACGTACGGGTGCAAAGATACCAGGCCGCCAGACACCGACACGTTATTATTAAACGTTGCTGTAACTGTAGCAGAGCCTGTTGCAGGGTTTGACATGATAACGGACGTCCCAGATACTGAGGAGACGGTAGTCCCAGAAGGTATTCCAGTTCCGGTAATAGACTGCCCGGCGCCAATCAGCGGGTTCGCCGCAGCAAGCGTCACGGTAGTGCTTGTGTTTACCGTGACAACGGAGTCGGTAAAGACTCCAATTTGGCTCATCGTCGTGCCGTTTATGTCGCCAATTAATACTGGGGTATTAGTCTGACTGTCAATTGAAACCAAGTTTTGACCCGGGTGAGCGAGCAGCGACTGAATGCCAGATCCTGTAACGTCAAAGAACCCGTCAAACTGCCACATATTTAGGTCTGAGGCCGTAAAGTTAGAGAGCGTAAAGTTAGAGATACCAGCACCAACGCCGTTATTGTCAATCGTCAGTCTTTGAAGGCCGTTGTTGTATCCGCTAAAAATAGCCGTAAAGGCGTCCTGTGGGTTAACCCAAATACCCCTGGAAGGCCCCGTCATCTGGCCGGATATAACTCTATACCCGCCAATCTTTCTAGGGCGGCCACGTTGAAACCTAACCCACTCACCGTCGGTATAGAATGCCTTGTCAAATGTTGTTCCGTCTCTTTGAATTCCAGAGGACGTGTCAATAGCAAATACTTTTGCGGTCATTAGTAAGTTCCCCCGGATATGCCAGAGGTGAACGTCCCAGTTCCGGTTATTGTCAGCCCTGTGGACGTTAACCCAAACCGCTTCGTTGCAGTTATAGAAATTCCAAACTCGCCGGAACCTGGCCGATAAATACCGGTAGAGGTCTCGGAAGCAAAGTTCAAGGACGGGGCGCCTGCGGTTCCGTTAACCAGGGACACGTTGGCCGCACCGGCCGTAATCGTAGAAGCATTCAATAAGTTGACTGAGTCGCATAGCAGAATAACTTGCTGACCTGCCGGGACAACCGCCACCCCGCCACCTGCCCCGGTAGTGAAGGTGATCTCGTAAGCCGAAGCTCCGCCGTTTGTTTGATTCGTAATATAATAAACCTGAACTGTCTGAGGTAACACTACCGTGACGTTGTTGGTCAGAGTGCCGGTATACTTCTGAATGACGTTAGAGGCCTCTGAGGAGGTCAGGGTGTAAGACCCGGCCGTTACTGGGTAAGTCAGCTGGGTGAAGTTAAACTGCGTGCTCCTTCCTAAGCCGACCGTATAGAAGGCAGTCCCGGAGCAGCAAATAAGGCAGGAGTCGGACGGCTGCAGGCTAATAGAACCAGCACCGTTAATTAGGCTGCCACCGTTAGGGGTTACCGCAAGGCTGCCGGTTCCGCCGTTACGCAGGATCATGAACCAGTCATTGCCCAGGGTGGCCGCTGTGGTTAAGCTTAAAGTCCCGGCGCCGCTAGTCCAGACATAAGTTGCAGCCCTGTCTGAGGCAAGGGCGGTGTAGTTCGATGAGAATACATTAACGCCATAAGCCACGTTAAGGGTGCTGCTGATGGCCTTTAGGCCGTATCCGGCAAGGGTGGCTGCGTCTACGCTAGATGTTCCAACTCCGAAGGATATTAATCCCCAAGTGCCGGCAGTTGTTGCGTTAGCGGTAACGTAGATATACTTGGTCTGGCCTGGGGTAATTAAGATAATTGTGCCCAGGTCATAGTCAACAACGGTAAAGCTATAGCTTCCGACGTTACGAATCAAAGCATCTTGGCCAACAGACACCTGGTTAGCCGGTGGCATTATTAGCTTATAGCCTGCGGCGCTGGCCGTGACGTCCATAATCCTGGCAGCAACATCTTCCGTAGCGTTGCCGTTAATTGGCCAGGCTAATTGCTGGTTAGCGGTTAACGCAACAGAACGGTATGCAACGTCCGTTGGCTGTATAACGTTTCCAGTAAATGGACTTATATAGCTCATGAGTCTCTCACAATCGCCTGACGGTCTGCGACCCGGGTAACATCCTCGGTCTTCAGAACCTCAATAATATGATCATAGTTGCCCTGCCACATTGGCATGCGCTCGTCATTCTTCAAGAACGGCATTGCCTGCAGCAAAGACCCGTATAACATGGCCTGGGGCGCATACTGGGTAAACCAATTGGTTTGGTTGGAGCTGTCCAACGGCTGGACTCTTTGGTAGTAAAGAACCTCAAAGCTGTAGGCCTCTGCCGGGGTGGGGGCTACTAACCAGTTCTCGTAGTCGTAGTCACAGTAGAACTTAGGGACATCTTCCTCGGCTGGCTTTGGCCAGTATTCGCGGAGGTATTCATACTTCCTAAGTAGAACTGGGAACCTTTCTTGGCCTACGGTAACGTTCATAGACACCGTCTTGCGCCACCGGGCAGGCTTGGCGATCGTCGCCTCACCCTGAACCATTGTGCTCTCGGCCACCGTTAAGTTGCCCAAGAATTTAAGATCCGCAGCAATAATCTGCTCGGCAAGCATAATAAATTGAGGGATCTTTATCAGCGTGGCTGTATCATCCCGCTCTAAATAAGTCGAGATATCATCAACCAGGCTGTCGTAAGTCATCACTGCGGCAACCGTCATACGATCCCCCTGAGATTTCTCAAAATTAAACTCATTTTACGCCTCTTTTAACTCTTTTAAAACAGAGTTTATGTTGGCAATTCTTTCATTCAACCCTATAACTCCGCCGTTAATCTTTTTGGTCATTTCAATGTAGTTCTTAACGTCAGCCTCTACATTGAGGTTACGTTTATTCCAGAACCATCCCGCAGTCAATGCGGCATACTTAGGCTCGGATACTAGGTCAGGGTTGTTCACAAGGTCAGCGTCCAATGCTTTAGCGGCATTTACGTAGTTGTCTTTACCTGTTAATTGTATAAGCCCTCTGCCACGGTATTTATAACCCTCGCCAGTCTCCTCTGTGCCGTTACCCATGCGACCGCCGTATACTCTGTTGGCAATCTTCTGAGGGTTTCTGTCGTAGGGTTTAGCGGACTCAACCGTAGGAAAGCGTGAAGGCCAGACAACATGAAGCCTGTCAGCCGAGTAGTTTAGATTCTCTTGAAGGGTTTTAAACTTGCCAGACTCGTGCATACATTGACCAATAAACGCCGCCTGACGTTCTGGGGTGTTCATATTATACTTAGCAAAGACCTCTTCTAGAGGTGCTAACCATTTATCGTCGATACCTAATTTACTAAGACTTTTCACTTTGCCGCCCTTTCATCTTTTGCCTGAGAACCAGAACTACTTCCAAAGTAAAAACTTAAAATCATAATCACAGCGCCATCCAAAGTTCCTAAAACTCTGGCTACCAATTCCCGCATAGAAGGGTCAATTACATTAGTCATTAGGAAATACTGCACAAATCCCCACGCCGCAATCACTAATATGGCTAATAGAGGAGGAACTAGGGAGCGGGTGGCTACCTGCATATCTCTAGCGGACTTGCGGTCTTCTACGGCTAATTTAGCGAAGTCTAGACCTAGTTCCTGTGCGCGAGCCTTTA